AGATGAATAAGTTTAAAGTTGGGGATATAGTACGAATCAATAAGAGTTCGTACTACTACGGGAGGGGGGGTTATAATCCTGCGGATGAGGATGGAATTGTGACTAATTCAAAATACACAGTGGCTTATAAATATAAAGTGGATTGGGGAGGGTGGGGAGGGAAAACAAATCATTACCGAGATGAAGACTTAGACTTAGTAGAGAATAAAAAGGAGAAAGAAATGCCAGATACAGAAAAGAAATATAAGATAGCAACAGAGTTGAGTTTACAAGAAGTGACAGATTTAAAGCGCGCTTTATTACATGCTTCTGGATTTGTTGAACTTCACAAGGAGTTAAGTATTATATACAGAGAAGCTCAGAGAAAAGTTGTAAAGGTAGGGGATAAAGAGTACTATGAAGACGAACTATCCGCAGCATTAGCAAACATTAAACCAATTAAATAAAAGGAAACAACATGCCACATTTAAACGCAACCATCGAAGCAATCGCCATTAAGCCACTAGCACAGCCTGACAACTTCGGTAATACATTCCGAGTTGGTATGAAGTTCGGGGAAGACTGGTACTCTTACGGTACAATCAAGAAAGACCAATTAGATGTTAAAGTGGGTAATGATTGGATTACAGTGACTAAGGGGATGGAAGTAGAGTTCATGTACAAGGAGAATACGGCAGATAATGGCACTGTATATAAGAATGTAGATAAGAAGTCTTTCACTGTAACTAATCAAGAAGGTGGTGTAGCTCCTAGACAAGCTCAACAGCAAGCACCACAACAGCAAAGTGCAAACACTGCACAGTCCAAAGGTAGCTTTGTTAACCCTGCTGAGGTTGGTCAATGCTTGAACTTAGCAGTGGAATGTTTAGGCTTTAGCTCTGTTGATTGCACGAACCCAGATAAGGTAGTAGAAGCAATTCAATGGTACAAGAGAACAAGACAGTTATTCAGTTCATTATACCCAACTGTGGACTTAGAAGAGGAGTTACCTAAGCCGAAGGAGAAACCTACATCTAAAGCTCCTAAGAAGGAACCTGCAATCTTTAATGATATGCCAGAAGACAGCTATGACGATGATGATATTTAAATGACTTGCCCCGCAAGGGGCTACACTTAGGAGTTAATATGAAAGCAAGCGAAATGATATGCTTATTGGCAAAGCAAATACAATTGAATGGGGATAGGGATGTTACTTTATATGTGGATGGTGAATATACTGAGGCTGCCTCCCCTAAGAGCGTCACATGGGATGCCGATGCAAGAGAAATAGAAATTTACGGAGAGTAGCTAAAGCTACAAAGGAGAGTAACATGACAACACCTACATGGTTCAGTGCGGTAGCTGATAAGGACTTAGCAGAAGTTGAATTGAAAGAGCGCATGGAGTACGAGAAAGTTAAGTTACAGATGCTTGAGATGGATGTAGCTAATACGGAGTTACGTATGCGACTACTGAAAGCACAGATAGAGTAGTGCGAGTCCTGCAAGAAAGTCTAGTTAATGTGCTTACAGGGGCATTAGTTAACTACCCCTTGAGTATGTTCTTCTTGTGGTTGTTTATGGAGAAACTTGAGATGCAAGATGTATTTTGGATAGCAACGTATAGCACCTTGTGTATGACTGTTATAGCATTCATTAGGGTTTATTGGATTAGGTGCTACTACGATAAACGTAGTAAGGAGGAAATATGTTAATTATAAGTTGGATTGTTGTTTCTATTGTTGTTATTTTACCGTCGGTAGCTTTCGTAATTTCACTAGGGGATGTTATGAAGTACAACAAAGAGACAAGTCAGTATGAAGTGGCTACCTTAGTACAGAGGTTCAAGACTGGGGCTACGGGTCTAGCTTTCACTTTATTAATACTCTCTTTTGGGATTGGGGTTCTGGTGGGGATTGTCTCTTGTATAAGTTTTCTTTATCGATACTACTTTTAAGGAGTTATTATGAAAGACGAAACAGTACCAAATAATGACACCATGCTTATTATTGATGGGGACTTGATACTCTATCAGAAAGGATTTAAGCATGAGAAGACAGAAGAGTGGTGGATAGTAGAAGCTGATGTGGATAAGTGGATAGCGAGTTTCTTCAAGAAGTTCGGAACTTACAACTACATCATATACCTCACTGGTAAGGGGAACTTCAGAGAAGTCTTAGCTGTCTCTCATCTATACAAAGGGGATAGGGTTAAGGATAAACCTAAGTGGTACAAGGATATTAAGGAGTACCTCATACACATGCACCGTACTAAGTTGATAGAAGGTATGGAAGCAGATGATGCTATAGCAATGCACCTTACACGCAACCCTAATAGCATTCACATCGGGATTGATAAGGACTTATTGCAAGTAGAGGGTTGGCATTACAGGTACGCTACACACAACAGTCCAGAAGTTCCTTTGAGATGGATTAGTAATGAAGGGTTCTTGGAGTTACAACTGACTACACAGAAGAGTGGTAAGGTGAAGAAGAAGTTAGTAGGCGGTGGATATAAGTGGTTCTATGCTCAGATGTTAATGGGGGATAAGACCGATGAGATATACGGGCCTACAGGCTACGGGGATGTAACAGCGTATAACGTCCTAGATGGAGCTGTAACGGAGCGTGAGTGCTATGAAAGAGTACAGCAATGCTATGAGCAGGCTTTTGAAGAACATGAGCTTAGACTGCGGGAGAATGCCAATTTACTATGGATGGTACGGGGTTATGATGATAAGGGGGAGTTAATTATGTGGGAGATACCTGAATGCCTAGAACCGTAGAGAAGCTTAAACAGTCCCAGATAAAAGGGACAAGGGAACAAATGCTTGCGGATAACAAGAGTGTATGCCCCATATGTGAAAGGCACATAGCGCCACAGGATGCGGCTTTGGACCACTGCCATAAAACAGGATACATAAGGGATACCCTGCATAGGGATTGTAACAGCCTCTTAGGTAAGATAGAGAACTTCATAGCTAGGTACAGCATAAGACTTCGCAATAAAGAAGTACTGCATGATTACCTCAGTAATGTTGCTACTTACATACACGCTGACTATACAGAAAATCCTTTGCATCCTTCGCATAAGACAGCCGAAGATAAACAAATAAAACAGTACAAGAATAAAATGAATCGTGCTAAGCTCCCTGCAACTAAAGCTAAGTACAAGAAGTTAATTCAAGAATTTGAAGAGAGGGCAAAGAGATGAGTTGGAAAAAGAAAGCACTAGAGATGATGGTAAGCAGTGATAAGTCTTGGAGAACAATAGCTAAGGAGTTAGGTAAGCCGAAGTCCACAATCTCGGATTACCTGCGTAAGTTCAAGACAGATGCTACGTACATGGAAGAAGTGGAAGAGAATAGACCTAAGATATTACTGTACGACTTAGAGACTTCTTTGATTAAGAGTTACCACTGGGGTTTATGGCAACAGAACATTAGTATTGGTGCTATTATAGAAGATTGGTACATTATATGTTGGAGTGCTAAGTGGCTCGGTACAGACACAATGATTAACAGTAGCGTACACACAGCTAAAGGAGAACCGTACACAAGGACTAGGGACAATGAGAAAGCTGTAGTGGTTGCCTTGTGGAAGCTTGTAGATGAAGCAGACATACTCATTGCATACAATGGTAAGAAGTTTGATAGGAAGAAGATGAATGCTAAGTTCTTGGAATATGGATTACCAGAACCCGCGCCATATAAAGTGATTGACCCCATGCTTATCTGCAAAGGGAACTTCGCTTTAACAAGTAACAAGATGGACTTCGTATCCAAGTACGTCTCGAGCAATGAAGAAGGTAAGCTCAGTACTAACTTGCAGTTGTGGATTGACGCAATGAATGATGATACCGATGCACTAGATGAGATGCAAGCTTACTGTGATGAGGATATTAATGTATTAGAGCGTGTGTACTTAGCTGTTAGGCACTGGGATAAGAATGCACCAAACTTAGCTTTACATTACGATGATGATAAAGTAAGATGTAATTCTTGTGGTAGTGACCACCTAATACCAATACCAAATAGAACCTTTAATACTAATCTCTCTAAGTTTAATATTGTTCGATGTGGTAATTGCAGTAAGGTATTGCGTACCAGAACAAGTACACTTAGCAAAGAGAAGAAACAATCATTGTTAATGAATGCTTAAAACCAAACAACTTTACATGAACTTTTAGTTCAAAACCAAAGAGAGTAATATATGAATATTTTAAAAGGAATCGTATTAGGGTTACTTGTTGCTAACGTGCTGCTTTGCGGAATAGATGGTAATATTTCAGGAGTGATAGGCTGGGCATTGGCAACAATGTATTATGTTTTATTGATTTACCCTAAATATAAGTCAACATCGGGAGAATAATATGATTATTGAGAAGAAATTAATTATAAGAAGAGTGAGTAATGAGTTCGCTTGCATGGGGTGTGTTCAGGAAGTAGATGATTCAAGAGTACCCCCTTTAGAACATGGTTGGCGGGAAGTAACGGACTGGATTACAAGGGAGCATGTAAGATATACAGCACCAGAACAAGAGATTAAGAACTTCTGTATCTCACAAGCAAACATGTACGTACTAAAGAACTACCCTGAGTATCACTTAATACAAGAGGAAACATTTCTATGAAAAATTTAGCATTAGCAATAGCACCAACATTTATCGTATGGCTTGTAACACTACTAACTACAGGTACATCATTAACAGCTTACCCATTGTTCTTATTATACTGTGTGAGCTATCTGTTTATTAAAGAAGTAAAGTATGAGGTAGGAAAGTAATGGAATTTGCATACACAGTGGAGCAATGGTTTGAAAGGGGTAACCTCTGGTATCCCGCATACAGACAGGGTAAAGGCAATTTATTTAACACCCTAGGGGGATGTAAGTCCTATATAACTAGAGAAAATTACCGAGAGAGGTGGGAAACAAAACCATTGAATAAATTTAGAATTAAAACATACCGTTTAGAACTTGAAAGTCAAGA